CTAGCACTGCCTAATACATTATTGGCTATGATCCCTATTTTGTTGCGCTGATGGTCGAAAAGAGATATTGATTTTTTGTGAGCTCGGTAGTAACCGACACAAGTAGATTTTCCAGTAAATAAAGAGTCGATCATCTCTTTGCCGTTTGCAGCAAATTTTTTGTTGTTGAGAATTATCATTTTCTGTCTCCCTTAATAAAGTTCACCATCTTCTGTAAACTCATATTCGTTTACTTCGATGGTTTCGATTATGGCCTCTTCGCTTGTTAAACAGTCGTACTCGGTTTCTAAGGCACGATATATCTCCCTACAAAGGTTGTACCGCGTCTCCTCAACGATACCAAGGGCGTCTAACATTAAATCGGTTGTGGGTACATCTTCTAAGTAAACATTACTAAGTGTTACTGTCCGGGTGTTTTCATGTGAGTAATGGTGATTTGTTGTTTCTATGGTGGGGTTACATAATAGGCCATTATATACTGCTAGATTTATAGCTCTCCATATCCTGGCGTCTTCGTACGAGGGTGCACAATATACCATATTGTTGCTGAACGTATCTAAACATATACTTGCATCAAAACACGCGCCATCACCCTGGCTACTAAACCCTGAAAAATATATTTTAACATTTGTAAAGCCAAACGATTCTAGCTTTTTTTCCCAATATGCCATCATGAACTCCCACCACTCATGAGCAACGTTGAGGTCATATAGTTTTGTGAGTGCGTTTTCTTTCGCTTCGGTGGATAGTTCATAGAAAGAATAAACTTTAAACGGTGTGGGTGTAATTATTCTCATTTTAGTCTCCTGGTGTTAAGTTTTTTGTAACTTGATATAAGTTTACAGCGTGTTATGTTTTCTGTCAACTGAAAAGTGATCAAAAGTTACAGATAGTAAAAAGTTCAATGATATCGGTATTTAGTATAACGAGTTACATTTTTTGCAGAGCGGTTGACACATAATGTGTATGATATCATTGAAGAAATCTCGTCCTTAAGTAAAAAACACATAAAAACAGAAACAGAGGCCGCACTTTTCGCTTTTTTCATTTTAACCGTTTCTTAAATAGATAAAAAAATATATTTGGTGTTATATATATATTTAATAGTTTATTATTATTATAGGGCTTAATGATTTTTTTTATCCCCACATATCAACAGGTTGTTATGTCACTCGGATATGCAAAATATGTAACTCGAACATAACATCTGTTAAGTTTCGTGTAACTCTTCTACCTGATAACATAATGTTACATGATAAGTTTCTTGTTACACTAATCACGCTTTTCTTAACACGTGCAGAACTTGTAACTTTTGACACACAAAACATAACACGAAATTGAGTTACACGAAACATAACATCTGTTAAGTTCTAGGTGTCAAAACGTGTTAGGAATCACCCGTGTTAAGTTTTGTGTCACTCGTTTTTTCCCTCTTCACAGTGTAACATTTTGTTATACCGAGCGTACGCTCAGGGTGTCACTCAAAACCTTTCAAGTGACACAAAAGTTAACACGTTTTATTCGTCGTTTTCCTCTTCCCAGATAAAGAAAGTGTGGACATAATCCCAAAAATCACCATCTCTTTGCTCTTCTAATGACGGTATTGGGCTATCTTTGAATGGCTCATCAGTGAGAATTAACTCATTGCAGGCTTTCCGCAGCTCATCATCTGTCATGTCTGGCCAGTCACCATACTCGACGAAATGATCCCAGCACATATTGTACTCTGATATAATAGATTCAGTTAATTCCTCTTTCGTTATCTCTAACCATACTGGGACCTGTAATACGGTTTTATGATGTCCTCTGAAGTAATCAGGCAAACAGGTACCTATATTAGTTATCATGATGTGTGCTCCCTTTTTAATTGTTTCTATAGCCTTTATTGTTTCGTCCAGGTTATAGCTTTGGAATACGATCCCACCACCATATTGTTTATTATGAAATTTTCTGCCGCCTATCTTGTTCATAAGTTTAATAGTTTTAGCGTATCGGGTGCCAATATCCTCTTGCCAGCTACCCGGGCAACATTGCAGGAAATGGATAACATAACGAGGATTACCGTTAATATCGCTGTTTGCTCGTGTAAAATCTTTTTTAGTTATCATTTTTATATTCCTTCATATTATGGTGAATACCTGATATCCTGGCGCAAATTGGTCTAAGTCGGGCGTATTCCTGGCGTATCTGTGGCCATATTTGTCTTCTATGATCTGCATATCGGAATCAGATAGTTTACCTATGGGTATGAGGATTGTTTGATTGCTTTGGCGATACCCTGCAACATTCCGTCTATCTCTGTGACTATATACCATACATTTTTTCATGTCATGATCCCCTATTTAATTGTTTCGTCCAGGTTATGTTTCTACAAGTTAACGCCTTCACTAATGGCCCAGGTGTAGAGCCATTCATCGTTCAGTATCCACAATCGTAGTTCGTCATCATCGAGCGAGCAGTTAGGGCATGTATGTGCTACGTATGATTGGATAGCTTCTCTGTTCTCATTGATAAATTGTTGTAGTGACATAGTCATAGTCTCCAAGTTAGATTAGTTTAAGCTGTTTCATAAGATTAATAGAGAACCTATTTTTCCAGCCATCTACTGGTTTAAAATGATAATAATCTTTGTCGCAATACCCGATTAGGCGTCCTTTCGAGTATACATTCTTCTTTGTGGAGTTAATACCAAAGATGGATTGATCTTTGAATGTAAAGGAATGACACAAACAATTAACATTTAGATACACACTACCGCAACACAAGTAACAAGACATAATGTAACCTCCAAGTTGAATTGATCTTTTAAAGTATAATTAACAAGTCGAATTACCGTCGAAATCTGTGTAGTTATCTTCATAAGCCACAATCATCACTTTAATTTCATCGCTAGTAACTAACTCACGCAACGCGCAACAATCGGTTACAGTTGCTCGTTCTGTCATTAACATATCTAATGTGTAACCGTCATCGTCGGTGTTGATTATTTCTTTATACCAATCTTTCATTTTGTCCTCGTTTGTTGGCTTTATGGCTGGGTGGCCGTGAACTGCGCCGTTTCTTTTAAACGTAACATTATGTGACTCGCCTGTCAACTAAAAATGTGGCTTGAGTGACAAATAAGTACACGTTGAGGCCTGGAGACCTGGAGACCTGGAGACCTGGAGACCTGGAGACCTGGAGACCTGGAGACCTGGAGACCTGGAGACCCAGATAATTTTAATTGTTTTTTCTTTGAGGACCGGCGGCCAGGGGGGGTGGGGTACTTGTTGATTTTGCTGGAGGGGGGTTGGGGGGAGAGAGGTGGGAGGGGGTGCCCCTTCTCTCATGACCCCCGACACACGAAACGTTTTAACTTCTAAAAATATGTCAACTACGCCACAATCACTCTACAATTAATTCTTGACCACACTTGCAAACAAATCTCGTCACGCTCCTTCCTGGCCCGCCTCCTACGTATTGCACCCTGCATGTCGGGCATTCGTACGAAGCTATTTCACTGTAAACTTTTTCGTATTTTACTTTTGTTCTTTTAGGCCGTTTGGTTATTTTCATGCCTCTACCCCCTCTCAAGCCTTTCAGCAACCAACCGACTATACTCGTAGACCAGTTTACACATATCCACTTTCTCCTTACTGTCATCAGGCAGTGTGTTGTAAGCCCACCACAACAGTTTCTCAGCTATAAAAAATCTAAGTTGTTTCATAATTAATCTCCTCCTACCCCCTCTCAAGTTTTTTCCTGATCTTTATAAGCTCATTAAGACAGCACATCCCTAAGTAAATAAAGATCATCCCATCTACACATAGTAAAAATAAGTAAAATTTTTCCATGTCTCCTCCTAAAAAATTTCTCCCTCGACTACCCCCATAATCTGTAACTCAATTCACTATACCCCACCCAAGTACAAATGTCAACCTACTTGCACTTTTTATTTGACAGGACGTTTTTTTTATTATAGACTGAAAAGAAACTGAGGAGGTTGCCATGAGCTGTGAGTATGTAGGAATTTGTTTAAATTCTTTTCCTAAGTGCCAGGAGATCCCAAATCAGTTTCTCGACCATTCATGTTTAAGAAAATCACAGGAGGCGGTGCCTGAGAAGCACTATGATAATAAAGTTCTTGACCCTCCTGATAAAAAAAGGTAGCATGAAGTATCTTCATTCTCTATCTCCTTTCCTCCGAGGGTGGCAGCAGTCAGGCCACCCTATCTTACATTTTGTAACAATTATTTACTTGACACCTATGCCCCAACTCTATTACTATGTAAGGGATAGAACCTTTTATGGAGGTAGTGATGGCGCATGAAGAGGTAAGTAAAACCGAAAACTTAATAACCTCGACGGATTTTCTGAGTAATTTTGACTTTGAAATTCCTGACGAAGACTTGCCTGCAGAGGATGAGGAGCAGAGGTTCGAACTTCTTGACCCTTCTTCAATCCCTATCTTTAGTGACTACACCCCCCACACAACGAAACAGGCGAATCCCAACCCCTGGGATCCTAGAATGGTTGTGGACCTCGCTCTTGCAGTAGACGCTCTCCCTGATATCCTCCTCCGATATAACCTTTCTAAAACCGAGTTTGAGAACTTGGCGAGTAATCCGATATTCAGAAGAGATCTCGCTGTAACGACTCGTGAGGTGCGGGAGAATGGGCTGCAGTTTCAGAGGAAGGCGAGGGTGCAGGCTGACATATATCTAGAGACGCTTGATAACTTAGTTCATTCAGAGGCCACTCCTGCAGGAGTAAGGCTCGATGCGATAAAGAGTGTGGTTCGTTGGGGAGACCTTGAGCCAAAAGACGATAAGAAAGATGAGGCTGGTTCGGCCAATAACATTAACATACAGATTAACTTTTGAACCAATAACATTAACATACAGATTAACTTTTGAACCAATAACATTAACATACAGATTAACTTTTGAGGGTTAGATGATGAAAAAACTTTTACGTGAACTTCTTTTCCTGGCCGGTTTCCTCACAGCAGGACTTCTTGTCTTCGCAGTAGATGCATACTCAGCAGGAACGTGTCTTCCGGCGACACCGGTGCCACAATGGGCTTCTTCTCCGGACGGGGGAGAGACTGTAGTCGCTGTTGTTCAAGTGACATGCACAGCGGATGCGGCGGATTCGAGCTTCCCTCTTGTTACATTATATAATGTGACGGGGCTTAGCCTTACCAGCGTGAAGATCGTCGAAGGAGCAACACCTACCGATGGCACGATCAGCCTGTCAGTTTATGATGGTGCAAGCGTTGCGAGCATTCTTGGGGACCAAGGGACGAACATTACCACGACTGGGGTTGAGAACGGTTACGCCGTTGCCAAGGCGTGGGACTGGAAAGATGAAGGATATATAGGAGATGTGTTTGGAAATGTTTACGCGCAGATAACCGGGGGTGGGGTTAACTCTGCGGTAGTTTATTTGGATTTTTATTTTAGAAGGTAAACAATGAATCGTTTAAGAATCTTCTTAATTGTCATACTCATCGCGCTTAGTACGAATGCATACTCTCTTGATCTACTTCGATGGCAGGTTTTTCAGGGAGTAAGTGAGCAGGTAGCCACGTACTGGACTGCAGTACGGACTACATACTGGTCCGACACTCGTGTAGCGCTTTGGTCCACACCCAGGAACACGGAGATACCATGAACCGCATACTCTTATTTTTTCTCTTGTTATCATCTATGATAACTCAGGCGTTCGCTGTCCAGACGCAAGTAAATAACTCAGCAGATACTTTTGAAACTGCGTGGACACGCCAGCAGGCGATGAACACAGAACTGTATAACTTCGTTGCAGCCAATACTATTGGTGAGGAGACTCAGGCGTGGAGTGCCAATCTTGATACATACGCGACAATAACTCCCTCAGCAAATATGCAGGCTATATTAGGAGCCGAGACGTATGCTGCGATACGGGTATTACTCAATATTGGAGATGGCGCAGACGTAACAGACACAGCGAACGTCACCGCAGCAGGGGCGTTGATGGACTCTGAAGTGGCAAACCTTGCAGAGGTTAAAGCCTTCGACAGCACTGATTACGCAACTGCGGCGCAGGGTGTGGCCGCCGACACAGCGCTCCAAACAGGAGACACTCTTGATGCCGATGATGTTGCAATTGACGACGCTGGCGGAATAATCACAGCCACAGATGTAGAGGCAGCCCTTCAAGAAAATAGAACCGCTATTGATTTAAACACCGCAAAAACCACAAATGCTACGCATACGGGTGAAGTAACCGGTTCCGGGGCATTAACAATTGCCAACAATATTATTGAAGCTGCGAATCTTGAAAGCACCAATTCGGCAACAGACGATTACATCCCATCTTATGACTCTGCTTCAGGAGGGTTTACATGGGTCGAAAATGCCGGGGGTGGTGGTACTGATGATCAGACTGCCTCAGAGGTAAACACATCAACAGCCAATTTTGATGGAAATTTAAGCGCTGCTGACACTACAGTACAAGCGGCTTTAGAGACTCTTGATGAGCTTGCAGGTGGTTCTGGAACTGATGACCAGCAAATTACAGAGTTTACACTTACGGGAGATAATCTAACTATTACTCTTGAATCAGATTCGGGCGGTCAGCAAACCGTAGACCTTTCTGGTTATGATGATTCTGGAACTGACGATCAAACCGCTTCAGAGGTAAGTGTTACAGATGCAGGAGGACTTACAACACAAACAGATGTAGAGGCATATCTTGCGGAGAATCGAACGGCGATCAACTTAAACACAGCAAAAGTTGGCGTTACAGTTGAAGAGCAAAACGTCAATGCAGACTGGGACTCTTCTTCTGGTGATTCGGAAATATTAAATAAACCTACCATTCCAACTGCTTCAAGTTTAAGCGTAGATGATCTTATAACTTTATCAGGTGTTGCTGAAGGTGCTACAAATCTTGGTACATTTACTGGAACGACTATATCAGATTCGCAAAGCCTTAAGCAAGCATTGCAGGCATTAGAGACTGCTGTTGAGGGCGCAGGCGGTGGTGGCACAGATGACCAGAACATTGAAAGCATGGCGTGGAACTCTTCAACCAACACTCTAACGGTAGGCATTGAAGATGGTAACTCTGACACAGTAGTATTTGACGGAATGTCTGGTATTGCAATAACTCTTGGTGATGATGCAGATACTACTGAAGGTAAGGTTGGGTGGGATGCCACACTTGACAGGCTAGAGATAGGAGATGGCGCAGCAGTACAATACTTTGGGTCTGTTGATGATACGGCCGGAAACGGGGATACCAACAACACCTACTCAGCAGATAAGATTTTTGATGAGTTGGCCTTGAAACTAGATGCTACTCATGCCAGCGACCAAGATGCTCACTACACAGAAGCTCAACTCGAAGCACTTCTTGAGCTGCAAGATTTGCAGGGCGCTGTAACAGATGCGCAAGTACCGGACACAATAACCGCTTCGAACTATAGCCTTACATCTCATGATCACTCAGGAGTATATGAGCCAGCGGATGCAGCAATAGCAAAAACAGACGAGGCAGAAACCTTGTCTGCAAACTGGGTAAACACTGCAAATCCTTGGGCTGATAATGAGGTGGCTGACGACATTACGGCTGGTACTGCTGCAACGCTTGCTACTGCTAGAACAATAGGTGGAGTGAGTTTTGATGGTAGCGCAAATATAAATCTCCCTGGAGTTAATACTACAGGCAATCAAGACACCGCCGGAACCGCAGCAGAGGCCACAGCACTCGCAGCAAACGGTGCTAATTGCAGCGCAGGATCTTATCCATTAGGTGTTGATGCAAGTGGAGCGGCTGAAGGTTGTACTGATGCGACCACGGAGATAAATTCTGCTATTGCAACCGCAGCTTCGAATTATGCAGACGCTAAGGCTGACACCAACACAATTCAATTCGCTTTCAATTCCACTGATCTCGGAGCAGTAGCAACCGAGCCAGCAGGATACATGCAGTTTGAGGTTCCGGTAGCAGTAGAATGGACAACAGGTGAGCTTGTGTGTGATGGAACGATTACAAGCGCTTCCTTTACGGTAGGTTCTGCTACTGCACCTTATGGTACGTTTTCTGACCTTACAGGCGGTGGAATTACATCAACTGGTGCTGTCACTGTAACAGGATGGACAGACCCAACAGCAGGAACGAATATTGGTGCATGGGTAGATACTGCAAGCACAGGTGATGCGACGAGTTGTAAGTTGATATTCACTCTCGTTAATTAAGGAGGAACTATGAGAATATTATCAATTATATTTGCAGTTCTTCTTTTATCCTCTCCGGTACATGCTGCATTTTGGGTCAATATGGGTAGTCCGGTTGTTGAGGGTGGGTCATCTAACACAATTTCATACGAAACGTCAGTTATTGATGGACACGATTCTGCTCAGTTATCCTGTCCATTTACTGTACCAGCGACAGTCGATGACGGTGATATGTTAATATTGACGTATTATGATGACTTCACCGCCGTGACGATAGACAGTTTAACAGGCTGGACTGCTTTAAGGGAGACGGATACAAATTCATCTCGGCAGGCAACGTATTACAGAGAGGCAAGCTCAGACGCTTCAGTAGAGTATGAGATCGTAACTACTGTAAGTGCTGGTGGCAGGGCTAGAATTACTGTCCTAAGCGTTTACTCTAAATCTGGCGGGACATGGAATATATCAAACGATAATGGAAGCACAAGCGATGGTGATTCCACGCTCGCCTCTGGTTCTGTAGATACTACAACCGGGAGTATATTACACGTTGAGTACCTGCATGACACATCCGCGACCGTCAGCACTGCACCAACCGGCATGACCTCTATTGGCACACTGATCGAAAGCTCAACTTTGACAGCGGCAGCATATTATCAGTCTTATTCAAGTGGTTCCAGTTCTATCACTAAGTCAATTACTTGGAGTGTGTCAGATCAGGTCAGTTCAAACGCTCTAGTTTTGGAGCTTGAGTGATGAGATTAATAATCATATTGGTAATATTACTTACCTACACAAGCGCATATTCTGCTGTGTTATTTGAGGCTGATTTTGAAGACTATACATCTGCATGGGAGGATGCCGGAGCAGTAGGCCACGCAATAGCTGGCACCCACAACGGGAGCGATCCAGGAGTAGGAGTGCCTGCACCGTTTACAGGGTATATAAACCATCACGCAGATAACAGTATAAGGATTGATGACGGTTATGGTCGTGATGGCGGTTATGGTGTTCGAATAGGTATGAATTATGGTGGCATCACAGACCAAGTAGGTCTTGCTGTATATCTGCCTAATGCATCAGGGGTGTACGATTACCAGGGACATGATGAGATATATGTAAGGTTTTATGTAAAATATTCGCAAGGTTTTGATTGGATATCACCTTCTGGAACATTCTATTACCACAAATGGTTAAGGGTTTGGCAAAATGTCCCTGAGAACAGGATCAAAGGGAATGCTTCTGAGGGTGATGAACCAGACCAAAACATGAGCAGGGAAGAGAATACAGGTTACACTGTTATTGGGATGGGAGAGGATAATTATGGGGAGTTCAGCCCATATAATTACGGTATGTTTTCAAGGGACATGGACAACTCTTCATCTGGTGAAGCGATAGGGAGATGGAATTATTCGTATTCTTCTGGCGCAAATGGGTTCTTAGAAAACTACTACGGAAACATAGATTCTAGTGGTGAGTTTGAGGAAACACAAGATTGGCATTGTTGGGAGTTTTATATCAAGTTGTCCGAAGAGGGCCAAGATAATGGAGAGTACACTGTCTGGATAGATGGTAATGAACAGTCAGATTCAGGTTTTCGTATGCGTCAAAATCCTTCACAGAATCCAGCTACAGGCGACGACACTCACGGTCCGGCAGAAAAGTTAGGCGTAGGAATAAACTATATTTCTATAATGGATAACGCAGACAGTTATTATTGGAGTGAGCAACAGTATATATATCTTGATGATATTGTTATCTCAACAACATATATAGGTCCAATTGGAGTTTCTGGCAATTCATCCCTCTCAACAGGAACAGGCTCATTCACCACAGGCAACGGAGCAATTCAATGAAACTAATATCAATCATAATTTTACTTTTCGCGCTTAGTTCGTGTGCCAGACTACACGTAACCGTCATAGATAAAGATAATCCAGACCAACCAACCTGCGAAGCAAGCTCAATCACACTATTTAAAGATTTTGGCAAGCCTGATTTTGAGGGTTGTGGAATGCATATAGGCGCAACGAGCAGCAAGGTTACAGAGGTAGACATGCAATGGATCGCTTCGATTGCTAAAGCCGCAGAATTATATTTTAAATTACAAGGAGTACCAACACCATGAAAAAAGAAGCCGTAATGAAATTTATAAAAGCTGGAGCCGCAGTTCTAGCATGTGCTGGGGTTATGATTTCTCCAGAAAACCAAGAGTCAATCGTAGGTGGATTTCTGGCAATGTATGCTGTTTTTTCGGCGGTGCAGGGAAAATTTAAGAACGACGAAGAAAAATAGTGGAAACTGTCATTATCAAATACCAGGGCATCGGGATAGAAATACCCACATTTCTCAACAAGTATTTCCCGCTTGAAAAACCTCTTGACGAATGGCCGACCTTTTGCGGTCCAGGCGGTTGGATTGGCGACTGGTTAGTTCCGGACAAAATCAATGGCGCATACATAGCACCAGCCTGTTTTATCCACGACTGCGAAAGAAGCGTCGGCCCGAAAACATGGGAAAGTTTTTCTGACGGAAATAACCGGATGCTGAAAAACACCCAAGCGCTGGTTAACGCACAGCTAGACGGCAGAGACAGGCTGATAGCAAATTCTCGATGCTCTATATATCACTATGCTGTTGCAAGTACGGTAGGTTGGTGGTGCTACAAACCAGAGTGGGACAGTGACGACCCAAACATAAATCTCGATCTGCGCGAAAAACTGTTACGGTTAGGGGTGCTATGAATTTATCACCAGCAGACAAGGCTCGGTTAACTATCTTGGTTGTTGTCGGGATTGCCTGTTGGTTGGTTATGGGGATTATTTATTGGGGGGATTGGATAAGGAAGAAGTTTACTGAGTGGTCAAACGACATAAATATACTATGACACGGATATGGAACGCAAACTATCAGACGAAGACATAGCAGCTATAGTTGCAGCACTAAAAAAAGAAGATCACGAGTGTCGGTTCTCCAATATCACAAAAGAAGATCTCGACGAAGCGGTGAAATTTTATAAGAACTTCAACAAGGTTATCGGGGATACGAACAGAACAATCCTCAAAACAATCACCGTTATAGGGATTACAGGGTTAGCTTCACTGCTTGTCCTTGGGGCAATATCGAAGATTAAACAGTTTCTGCTGCCGTAGGTGTGAAAATGAAGAATACATATGAGTGGTGGCTTGCAGCGTGTGTGTATTTTGAAGCACGGGGAGAAGATTTTGCAGGCCAAGTCGCTGTTGTCCATGTAATCCTCAATCGAGTTACTCGTAGACAAAAATCAATCACTGGTGTAATTCAGGCCGATAAGCAGTTCAGTTGGTACAACGGCAAAAAAGAACCAGCCATTACAAACTGGAGAGCATTTATCAAGTGTATGGATGCCGTAGATTACGCGATATGCGAGAGATACGAGGGCAACACCCTTGAAAGTGCAGACCATTATCATGCTTCCTATATGGCAAAATATCCGTATTGGACTAAGCAATATAAAGAGGTTGCTAGGATTGGGAAGCATATATTTTACCGAAGTTGACGAGGTAACACCATGCCAAAATACATCATTTATTCAGACGTATGCGGGAGAACGGTCGTTGACGGATATTGGAGATTGAGTGAGTGGTGTATTAATCACGGACGGTGGAGATGCTCATATGTTTGCGAGTCTGTGCATATAGAGGACGAAAATGGTCTTCCTGTAGATGTTCCTAGAAAACAGGATAATGACCGCACCTACAAAATTGTGAGGAGATAATGGCAGGCAAAAAAACAGTAAAAGGAAAGATTGTACGTGACACGGTGCGTCGTTTTCATCATTTACCAGATAGAACGATAGCAAGACATCTTATTAATAATTACCCAGATCTGTTTTTAAACGAAGAGGGGAAGGCAGATATTGAGAAAGCCCGAACTTCAGTCAGGTATTACACTGGAAAAATAGGGGATCTTAGCAGAAAGAACTGCAAAGATAAAGACCTGCACAAAGGCGCTCCTTCAAAGTTACCAACCACATGGATTCAAGCGAAAGAGCCGTATAACCTCCCCCCAGGCTCGTGGCTGGTGCTGTGTGATATTCATGTCCCGTTCCACGAAGTAAAACCTCTTGAGACGGCGATTGCCTGGGGGTTGGCGAGTGGAGTAGACGGCGTTTTTCTAAACGGAGATATTCAGGATTGTCATTCGGTATCGTTTTGGCCTACTGCGAAGAGGGACTTCGATAAAGAACTCGAGTCTACATTAGACTTTCTCGATTTTCTTCGCCACGAGTTCAGAGGTAAACAAATAGTTTACAAACCGGGGAACCACGAATATAGATTACCAAGAAGATTTGCTGACAAGATGCCTGAACTAGCAACCTCGCCGTTATCAGCTATGGAAACATACATGGGGTTTGAGGAACGAAAAATCGAGTTCTTGGGGTTCCACCAAAAAGTTATGGCTGGAGAGTTACCAATAATCCACGGTCATGAGGTTCCAGCAATACATAAGGCCGTGAACGCCGCAAGAGGGCTGTTCCTTCGTGCAAAATCTTGGGCTATGTGTGGGCATTGTCATTCCACTTCCGAGCACACCAGCGTTGATATCAGCGGAAAAATGCTTACTACATGGTCAGTGGGCTGTTTATGTGATCTGTCTCCAGAGTATATGCCCATGGGTAATGATTGGAATTGGGGAGCCGCGATAGTACACTGTGATAAGTCTGGCGGGTTTGAAGTTGAAAACAAAAGAATTTTACCAAGTGGAAAGTTGAGGTAATAGTGGGGTTCGAACTTAACTATAATGTACGTGAGTCTGCGCCTACCCTTGCGAGGTTTCATAGGTCGAATGCAGATTTCCGTACTATTCTCGGCCCTATCGGTGGTGGAAAATCAGTAGCGTGTTGTATTGAAATTTTCAGAAGGTGTAAAGAACAGATCATTGGGCCGGACGGCTTTCGAAGATCTCGCTGGGTCGTTGTTAGAAATACCAAACAGCAGTTGAAAGATACTACGTTAAAAACGTGGTTTGATTGGTTCCCGTCCGGAACCGGAGTAGGGTTCTGGAAAGAAACAGACGCAACGTATTACCTACAATTCGATGATGTTCGCGCTGAGGTTTTGTTCAGAGCACTTGATACTCCTGATGATGTGGCGAAAGTTCTCTCTCTTGAGTTGACCGGTGCGTGGCTTAATGAGTGCAGGGAAATCCCACAAGAAATTGTAGAAGGGTTACAAGGGCGTTTAGAAAGATACCCATCACAGAAAATGGGTGGTTCTAATTTTTGGGGTATGCTTGCTGATACGAACCCCCCGGAAGAGGGAGGGTATTGGTGGAAAATATTTGAACACGAACCTCTCGAAGACGACGACCCAGACACAATAGTCGAAGCGGATACGTTCAAACAGCCAAGTGGGGTTTCAGAACACGCTGAGAACATACCTAATCTCTCTCCCGGGTACTACTCGAAGAAGACCAAGGGTAGAAGCAAGGCATGGATAGATGTTTACATACACGCTAAATATGCGCTTTCAAGAGCAGGAAAACCAGTGTATCATGACTCATTCAGGAAGGAAAGGCACGTATCTTCTAAACCTCTTCCTATTGATCCTACGCTTCCTGTTATTGTAGGGCAGGATTTTGGGCTTACTCCTGCAGGGTTATGGATGCAGATGCAACATGATGGGCGAATATTTATTCTTCGGGAAACTCCAGCGTTTGATATGGGTACTAAGAGGTACATAGCATCGAAATTTAAACCGATGCATAAAACGACGTTTCCACTGAACCCTATTATAGTTATAGGTGATCCGTCCGGAAAGCGAAGGGCAGACTCCGATGAAGGCACTTCGTTCAAAGAGTTCAAGAATGAAGAGTATCTTGCAAAACCAGCCCCTACCAACGATCCGGAAGTACGTATTAAAGTGTTCGATGATTTGTTTTCGGAGTATCCAGACTGCGCTCCAAGGATTTTAATTGACCCATCTTGTAAAAGTTTTATACGAGCTTGCCAGATGGATTATAAATATAAACGTAAAAAAATGGCGATGGCCGAAGAGTATGATGCCAAACCAGATAAGAACCATCCTTGTTCACATCTTATGGAAGGCGGGCAGTATGGGGCTTTATTTTTAACTGGTGGGAAATATGACCCGGCAGATTATACAGTATACAATGAACCAGGATATTCATATCAACCGACATACAGACCCGCGTTGCGGGAGGGGTACTAAATGGAAGAACTTTCAAAATTAGGTCCACAACTAAAGATGCAGCTTGATCAGTTCATTACTGATAGGCACCTCGTCGAGACACAGTGGTTGCGAAACCTTCGACAATACCTCGGCAAATATGATCCGGAAGTGCTGGATAACATTCCTGACGAACGGTCACACGCCTATCCTCGTGATACCAAAGTGAAGATCAAGGGCGGCGTTGCCAAGATGATGGAGATGATGTTTCCGTCGCAGGAGCGTAACTGGGAACTCGATGTATCCTCTGTCCCGTCTATCCCGAAAGAAGCACTGCAGCAGATTATTGATACGCTTACTCAGCAGGCCGAAGGCCAGCCGTTGAAGAGTGAAGATATTGAACGCGAGGTAAAAGCGTTTGCTGAAAAGCGAAAAGAAAAAATGGAGCAGGAGATCGCAGATCAGCTCGACGATCCGGGCATTGACTACCCCGACATTTGCAAAAAAGTTGTCAGAAGTGGCTATATCTACGGTGTAGGCGTAATCCAAAGCCCGTTCGTAAGAACACAAAAAGAGCGGGTCTGGGAGCCTGACGATAGCGGTGAGTACAAAGCAGTAGTTAAAACATTAAAACGTCCGTATCCGGAATATTTTCGAATATGGGATTGTTATATGGACCTCTCCGCTGTGAGCTGGCAGGACCAGGAAATGATATTCAGGCGGTTCGTTATGACCCGTCACGACTTCGCCATGCTCGCCAAGCGAGACGACTTCAAAAAAGACGCAATCAAGGAGTATTTAAAAAATCACCCTTCAGGAAATTACGTTGCTAAGACATATGAAGCTGAGCTGCAGACCCTTAATAAAACGTCAAATCTCGCAGACAGGACGGCAAGACGATATGAGGTGTACAGAGGGTTGGGCTTTGTGTCAGGACATACTCTGATGGCGGCAGGTGTAGAGGTAAAAGAAGACGAGTTAAGTGATGACGTTTTAGCAGACCTCTGGTTTATTGATGACGTTGTTATTAAAGCAAGGAGGGCGGCGTTTGGTAAACGGCCTTCGGATCAGTACCACGCATTCATTTACACGGAAGATGAGGACTCAGGGCTTACTGGTGTTGGGTTGCCAGAAGAAGTTCGTGATTCCCAAATGTGTTTATGTGCATCCACCAGAGCCATGATGGACAATATGGCAGCTATCGCAGGACCGATTTTTGAAGTAAATATTGAGCTTCTCGCTAAGGGTAGAAAAAATATAGGGCCAATCCACTCGTTTATGACTATAGAGCGCGAAGGAGACGGACAGGACGCTCAGTACCCGGCTATTAGAGATATCGCAACAGAGTCCCATATCGCTGAGATTTTAAGTATTATACAGTCACAACGGCAGCAACTTGACATTGAGAGTAACTTACCAGCGTACACCCTCGGAGCCATGCAGCAACAGCCGCTTGGGGAGGCGTTTAGGACAAGTAATAATATGTCTATGATGATGGGGTCTGCTAATATGGTTACGAAAGACACCGTCAGGGCGTTCGATAAATTTACTACTTCCGTCATCGGCAGTATGCTAAAGTGGAATATGGAGTTCAATGAGAAAGAAGAAATTAAAGGAGATTACCAAGTAAAAGCAAAAGGTAACTTGTCTCTCGTTGCTAAAGAAGTACGTGGTGCAGCACTCGATCAGTTCGTTACAACCCTCACTCCAGAAGAACGAGCTATCCTCGATACATACGGACTTTTGGTCGATAGGTTGAAATCACGAGATCTTCCTACAAACAGGCTCCTTCCGCGAGATGAGGCCATGCGGGTGTTAGAGAGTATGAGTAAGGCACAAGCCGAAGCCGCAGGTATTGAGCAGGGACTCACACAAGCGAAGACACAAGACGTTTCAGCATCAGCGGCTAAGAAACAAATCGAGGCTCAGTTTTTAGAAAAATCAGCCAACGCGACTATTACAGAAATTCTTTCTCGGGTTGACCAGAATCTCGCAAATGCAAAAAATGCCGAAGACAGAACTCAATTAGAGAATTTAAAAACTTTACTCTCTACAGCTACTCAGGGGCCGGTGCAATGAGTATAGACAGGGAAAGCGAACTGATAGAACTGATAGGTAAGTATGCGAAACAAGAGCCATTACTGTCCATTTCAGAACTGCTTATCCTCCGGAGAGAAAAATATAGAGATAAACTTGAAAGCCAAAATGACGAGGAAAAACGAGGGAGAGCAAAAGAATGTAAAGACCTACTGCAATTTATTAGTTGACATACAATGCAACAAATTGTTACACTAAGTAAGAAAACTCTACAAATGGGAGCTTTTTATGAGCCAGGAGATTGACACACTAGAACTGCCGGACGACGATTTCGATCTCGCCTTTACAAGTGCAGTTGATGAATCAGGGGGAGACGCTGGGTTGCAGGAAGATCCGGTACAGGATGAAACAACTGATCCGCCAGATAAACCAGAAGATAAACCAGAAGCTGACGAACAGTCGGAAGAAAAACCCGAAGACAAGCCGGAAGAGAAGCCGGAAGAGAAGCCGGAAGAGAAGCCGAAAGAAAAACCTGTAATTGATGAAGCCGAAATTCGCAAGCAAGCAGAAGCCGACGCTCGTGCTAAGGTGGAGGCAGAAAACAAGGCTAAGCAGGATGAGGCGGCGAGGCAACAGGCAGCTCAAGAGGAACTGAAGAAAAAAACCGATGAGGCTGTCGCTAAAGAAAAGCCTACCGAGGAAGAAGAGAAGTTATTCAGTGAGAACGCAGAGTTCTTGCCTGACCTTCCGAAGATCCTCGATGCCAATAAGCGTATGATATTAGCTTCCGTCGAGAACATGCTTGAGGCTAAGTTAGAGGGGATCACTTCTGCGATTGAGCAGAAACTCGCACCAGTGCTGGAGCATACCCAGACCACAGCGAGGAACTCTCACGAACAAGCTATTCTAAGCGTCCACAAAGACGCTTTAACTATAATAAAAGACGTAGAAAAATGGGTAGATACCAAAAGCCCAGTAATCAAAAAGGCGTATAACGACGTTCTTGATTACGGAACTGCGGAAGAGATTAATGATCTTCTTACAGAGTACAAAACCTCAGCAGGTATGACCCAGGAGACTCCGAATGCGGAGGAGAAAGCTGCTGAAGATGCTAAAAAGAGGCAGGAAAAAAAGGAAAGACAGGAAAGACTTGATGCTCAGGAAGGAGTGCGTTCGCGTAACTCCGGGGGGCGATCATCAGCAACCCCAGACGATTTCGATGGGGCTTTTGACAAGTTCGCCGCGACGGCGTGAACTCAACCAGCCAGGAGGTTTAACTTATGGCACTCACATCCTACGGAGATATATCTCCAGCAGTAGCCGCCAGCGCGGCGGTGGAAATGCTCAAGCGTGGGCAACCACATCTGGTCATTCAGCAGTTTGGACAGCCTAAACCATTAGGACGCAACCAAACTAATACCCAAAAGTTTCGTAGATACGAGCGGCTTTCTGCTGCAACTACTCCGATTACTGAGGGTGTAACCCCAACCGGCAGCACCCCGACAACCACTGACTATACCGCTACATTGCAACAGTATGGTGATTTTCTTGAGCTGACCGATGTAATCCAAGACCTTCACACCGATCCGGTTCTTAAAGAGTATTCCGGTATGTGTGGTGAGCAGGCAGCACTTACGGTAGAGACCGTAGCTTTTGGTATTTTGAAAGCAGGAACCACTCTGTACCGTGCTAACGGCGCGGCTCGGACTGACATCAATACTCCGCTTACTTTGTCCCTGCAGCGAAAAGCTGTTCGTGGGTTGAAGCGGCAGTTGGCTCGTCCGTTTACTCAGAAGATCAGCTCTACTCCTAACTTCAACACCGAATCTGTAAAGCCTAGCTTTATCGGTCTTGTGCATCCTGATATGGAAAACGTTATTCGCGGTTTCCAAGGATTCAAAGATGTTGTTGATTACGGGTCTATGTCTCCTTATGAGAGCGAAATAGGTTCTGTAGAGGATGTTCGTTATCTCTACTCTACCGTATTCTCAGCATGGGCAGATGGCGGTGGAGCGTATGCAGGCAGCGGCACTTCTATGATTTCTACTACTGGCACCTCAGCAGATATTTATCCTGTACTCTACCTGAGTCCGGATGCTTTCGGTGTCGTTCCTCTCAAAGGCGCGAAAGCGATGACACCGTATGTTCTTAATCCGAACAAACCTCGTGGTGGAGATCCGTTGGGTCAGAGGGGTTCAGTAGGTTGGAAAACATATTTCACTTCTGTCATCCTTAACCAAAGCTGGATGGCTCGTGTTGAATGTGCGGTTCCTGAGTTAAGCTAAGGAACATAATATAAATCGGGAGGGGTAACACCCTCTCGTCCTTTTGCAAAGGAGCAACAAATGGAAGCTAAAAAAGATGCTGACTTAAAAAATGACCTTGGGTTGAATGATGATGCTTCCGTCGATATGGAAGCCCCAGAACCTGTTAAGCCTAAGAAAGCCCAACCAAAAGTTGACCCAGAGAGAGACAAGAAGAACTGGCCGGAGATTATGATTGAGATGGAGTCCGGCAAACCAAATTACGAATTTTTGTCTGCCCACGGAACCGATCAGGAAGGAAGGCCGTTTGGCCACGATCTCCAGGTTATGAGGGGTGTCCCTGTAAAAGTACCTCCTTCTGTATATAATATGCTGAAAGAGTCTGTGGCAGACCACTATATCCAAGTACGAGATCCCGACACCGGAAGAAATAAAATGATTCGCCAAGAACGGTCCACCGTTCCATGGCGTCCAGTTAACCCAGGGAAATATTGTCGATGACCAGAGCAGAACTTCTCACAGAATTACGGATAGTCATTACCGATATCGTCGGTAATCTTGGCTGGGAAACAGCGGTACTTACCAGATACCTTGCCGAAGGGCAGGATAAGTTCTGTGAGGAGACTGGGTACTTTCGTGACATCGCAAACTACACTCTCGACTTGTCTACCGATACCGCGCTGTACGCTGTTGATGATAGGATTATTGAGGTGCTTGACATTTGGGATGGGAGCAGGAAACTCACGAAAGAAGATCACGGAGAAATAATTGAGTGGACTTCTGCTGAGGGTACTCCCCAAAAATGGAGGACGGACCAGACCACCGGGTATATTCATGTATGGCCTACTCCGACGTCAGATGATAACGGCGATTCTTATCAGATGCATGTGTGGCGGTACAGCGTTGACGATTTTAATGATGACGACATAGAACCGGAAATCCCAGCGAGGATGCATTTCGCTATGGTTGAGTGGGCAGCATACAAAGCGTTCATGCATCACGACGAGGAAACGCAAGATCCGGTAAAAGCAAGGGATCATTTACAGGCGTTTAAAAACTACGTATCGGATGGTCAGTTTCTCATGCGAAGGCGCCATGGGATTGAGAGCAGGGTAGGAACCACACCAGCGTACAGGACGTAATCATGGCAACAAAATATCTCATGCGCTATTGTTCAGGATTGAACACTGTCGATCCTCCTGAGCGTTTGTCTGAGTCCGAGCTTCAGTTTGCCAAGAACATCATTATTAACCAGGCAGGCAGAACAGATGATAACGGTCGGGAGCTTGGTATTATTGACCGAGCTGATGGACATGCTCGCGTTCAGACATTTACTGCAGGGCATAGCCTTTTTTGTAATGGGTTCGATTGTCTTGTAGCCGATGGAACTACTCTCTATCTTGTTGGCGCTGATAATAGTCTTTTATCACTTACTACTTTTCTTTCCGGAAATAAAATAAGCTACTTCTCTTATGGAACTGCTACGTATTTTACTGATGGGGTAACAAACGGAATAGTCGATCAGGGAGCGTTATATTCATGGGACGCAGATACCAACCTTGATACCGACAGCAAAGTTTACTACGAGTCAGAAGTTCCTGTTTTTGAGCATATATCAGAGCTTAACGGCCAGATGTATGGTAGTATAGGCAACGCTCTGTATGTCTCGGAACCTGGGTATTTTGGTTTGTGGAATCTTGAAAGAATGTGGATGTTCGGGTCAGATATTCTTATGCATGTCCCTGTGCGCGGAGGGTTGTTCGTATCTGATACCACAGATACATGGTTTCTAAGAGGCTCTACTATCGAGAATTTTTCTCTTGAGCACGTAGCAGACTACCCGGCGTTAGCATATTCGAGAGCGCACAGTACTTTGGAAGGAAGTGATTTCGGGTTATCTACTCCTATCCCTTGCGCTTTGTGGCTTTCTCCGGAAGGAGTTTGCGCCGGGCTTGCCGACGGGACATTTATCAACATGACTGAAGAGAAAATAATATACCCCGGTTCAGGGCAGTATGGAGCTACGCTGATACGAGGAGACCACATTGTTGCTACTATCGACTCGACGTTTTCAACTGATACAAATGTCAAGGTAGGACCGCCGACAGAAAAGGCTACGACTCAGCGCGACAGTTTTACATTCAATTCGTACTGTAAGAGAAAGAGTGATTATTTATCATGTGCGACGGACGGTTTATATCTCCTCGGAGGAAGTACATTTAACGGCACAGCGATAGCATCGACGTTCGAGACGAGGACATGGGATGTTGACTCGCATGTAATAAAAAGGTGTCCTTACATCTATCTCACTACGGCGGAAACTTCTGGAAGTTTGACGGTTACTCCGGTTGTCAACGGTGTAGACCACCCAGCAGTAACAACTACTGAAGTAGTGGCAGCGCAGAACACAGCGAAGGCCAGAGTGGGGAGAGGATCAAAAGGAGAGTATTGGGCTGCTCGTGTGCAGAACATAGCTGGAGCAGATTTCTCGGTTGCGGAAGTAAAAGGGTTGTTTAAATACAGGGCTTCGGCCCCAAGGTAATACAGAGGAGTATCAAACATGGCTATAATTAGGGAATCTACTGGTTTACGAAATGAAAGATTGGAGTCTGGCGGAAGCTCTTTGGCCGATGCTCTCGCAAACGGAATAATCAGAATTTACTCCGGCACGATGCCTGCGTCAGCAGACTCAGCAATTACCGGGACGCTGTTGTGTGAGATTACCGAGAGCGGAGGGTCATTTAGTTCTGGTACTGCTACCAACGGAATTAACCTCGATGTTGCTGCTTCAGGAACAGTCTCTAAAGACGCTACCGAGACGTGGCAGGGAGATAACGTTGCTGGCGGTGTAGCCACTTACGGAGTTTATTATGCTAATACGGTTGATGCCACCGCATCCACTACGGCGATCAGGGTAGTTTTTGATGTTAGCACTTCAGGGGCGTTTTTGAATTTATCGACCACTACACTTGTTAGCGGGGAAACCACGGTTCTTTCATCGTTCTCGTTTACCCAGCCAGAGTAATATCATATGGTTGATTTTATAAATCATAATCCGAGCGCTCAGCAGTATCCGTTTAATTCCACTCAAACCAGTGTTATTGGAACGTGGACCAGCGGTACTGCTTTGCCCGGCACTCTCGGCGGTGCCGCATCTATAGTTACCAAAGATAGGGTTTTTCTTCTTGGTGGCTATAGCGGGTACAATACAGTAACAACTGTTTACACTGCCCCCCTATCGTCCGGAGTCGTAGGTACATGGGCGTCCGGAACTGCTCTTGCTGTACAAAAGGCTTTAGCTTGTGCCTTTATGACCAGAGACAGAATATACCTCGCTGGCGGTGATTACGGCGGAGCAACAAATACTGTTCATTATGCTGATATAGACACAGATGATGGAACGCTTGGTACTTGGACAGCAGATACAGGTAACAATTTAAACACCTCACGATATGGTGCAGCTTGTTTTGTTACGAAGAACAGGGTTTATGTCGTTGGTGGTTGGGGTGCGTCTGCAGCTACCGCAAGTGTTGAGTATGCAGACATAGCATCAGATGGTTCTCTCGGATCGTGGACAGCAGGAACATCATTCCCATATACTATATATGGAGCCAGAGCAGTAGTTACCGATAGCAGAGTCTATCTGATCGGTGGTCATGTGAATAGTAGTTCTGGTAATACTGTTTACTACGCGGACTTCGACACAGACGGTGTTCTCGGAACCTGGACTGCTGATACGAACTGTAACAGCCAGAGAATAGAATCCGCTGCTGTAGTAACCGCAGGAAGAGTATGGGCGTTTGGCGGTAGAAGTACATCAAGTTCTTATTATAGTACAGTCTCGACTGCACCTGTGGACGGTTCCGGAGTAATTGGAACGTGGGCTGCCGACTCCGCATTTACTGGTGCTAGAAGAGTGCCGATGGTGTTTGTCACATCTGCCAGGATATATATCTGCGGCGGTCAGGGAGCCACAGGGACCACATACAATACGGTTATGTATGCTAGTTTTTCAGGCGGCTTCGACGATTACTTAGACTATGCTTACGAGGCGACGGTGGAAACGGGAACAGCGTCAGGATCACTTCAGGAATTGGAAGGGAGCGCAAGCCCTCCTTATGAAATAGGCACAGCTTCTGGAAGTTTTAGTGAGCTTTCAGGAACGGCCACAGGAACACGAATTATCAGCAACGTCACAATAAATGGGGCGTTGAGTCAACTAAGCGGGGTCGCATACGGCTCAGGCGTGGCGAGAGAGGGAGCGCTCCAACAATTAACTGGTGTTGCCACAGCAACACGAACAGGTTACGGATTAGCTTCAGGGAATTTCAAACAAATAACGGGTAGTTCTGTAGGGTCTGTAACGTTTGTCGGTACAGGAAGCGGGGTCTTGAAAGGACTTACTGGGTCATCCGCTGCTATGCTCCCCGTTGGTGGGAGGGCTTTTGGTTTATTAGGAAGTTTATCCGGTATAGGAGTAGGACTTTCAGGAACGTTAACAAACGATGCTTCTGGAGATCTGGATCAATTAGAAGGCGCAGCAACCGCAATAATACCAGATGTAACATTTTCCGATTTGAGGTACTCGCGCGGAGTATACTCATGAAAAAGCAGGGATATACTGGAGTACGAAGTATCCCGATGAATATTACGCTTATAGGGGATAGGGGTAAGTGCGAAAGCCTTATAGGCAGAGCGGAGTCACAACTTCGCATCCTCGAAGCGCAGATGTCATTTCAAGGATTACAGCAAGGGTCAAGGAAGATAAAGGGAGACGGGTATATAATTGAGTGTTGGAAATGTTTTTCTCTTCAGGGTGTAAAAATAACAACGTTTGCCCCTGGGCCGCAGCCAGAAAAAGAAATAGAACTACCTCTCCCTATCCCGTTGGTCGCTTCTGGGTTGTGTGTAGACGATGAAACGCTCGATGAGTACACAGGAAAGTCTTTAGCATATTATGCTGGGGAGGGAGCGTTTAGCACATGCAGTCCTTATACCCCGCACTACATGTCTGCAGACTATACCTTCTTCCAAGTACGGTACGCCCCTGAAACAATTACTTACGGTGACGACGACCAAGAAAAAACGGTAAACTTCAGTCTCTCAATAGGGAAGACAACATCATGCCTGAATACAGTTATTGTTAATGTATGGGAAAATGCCAGTGCAGCAGGCGCACAACCGCCGGAGAGTATAGATGATGATGTCGCTGACGGGAACCATGTGTACTACCTATTACCTGGGATCAAGGTACAAAAATTCAAGGTCAGTGTTGACCAAGCCGAAGTTGACCCGGAACTTGCATTCTTCACTGCTAATTTCAACGAAGATAAAACCAAGTTATATATCGCTTATGGGGCAAACACAGACGGAATCGTAGAAGATTATAATGCCCCTATCAGTCCTGCTGCAAGCGTTAATACGGTTATATATGATAGGCTTGTTAGCGACAATGGTGTAGTTACATGGGTCCAGGCGTCTACAAGCACATTCGGTTCAGCATTGTGGTACATGGCTCCAGGCTTTGTAAGCACAGACGGATATGTTCACGGTCTGTATGATCCCACTCTTGGCAGTGTTCCACCAGTCGCACCTCTTGCTTTTAATTATGCAAAGTTTCATATCGAGACAGAAACAATCGTCAGCGAAGATTATGGGTGCAGAGGGTATACAATTTATGACGGTGATTTTGTGGGGATTGAGTTGAAGTATTACCTTTATAATATCGCCGAACTTGCGCCTTTACGCATTATTGATGGCGGTAGTGTAGTCATGCAGAGCCACCCATTCTCAACCGGTCTCGATATTAGTTATATAAACTATCTCGAACATGAAGGAAACTACGGTTATTTTTATGCGTCTATTTCCTCGACCGGTTACGAATCATATTATCCGTATCAAGCGAACCCAACAATTCTTTCTGACGACGGAACAACACAGGTTTCCGAGTGGCGAGATACACAGACGTACGAGCAGTATTACCCAAACATGCTGGAAGACCCACCACTTGAAAGATTTAAAGAAGAACAATGCAGATTTGGAGATGTAGATTTTCTGACCATTCGTACCGGTTCATACGGGTACAGTTCCAGAGATTACGTGCAGACGATAGTTACAACCTCAGCTCCAGGGCATTCAGGGCATTCGGCGGATGTAACGTGTACAGTTGATCAGTGGGAAGAAGATTACCTCGAAACAGTCGAGGTTCATGGCGGCGCTGTTTCTCTTTTCAGCGATAACAGAAGATTTGAAGTAAACGGAACGTTCACTCAACACTCAGAGGACGGCTTTCCTTTTTCCTCATGTACGTGGAACGGTGAGAGCGTTGACTGCAGTGCTATAAACAGAGGTTGGCCCCTGTATAACCCTGACTCTTCAGTCCCAGAAAACACCGGACCTCACCTTTTCTTTTATTTCGAGGGAGCAAGACCGGAGGACGTATCGAGAGGTGCAGTAGCCGATATTAAATGGCCTATTGAAATCACAGGCTCATACGTCGGGCTTTCCTCGTTCATCGCGTGGGACAACAATGAAGACGGCTTAGTTATTAAAGGCATGCGGTATCGCGCGGAGCCGGATGATTCGAATGTTCTGTTAAAAATTATGGTTGATGATTTCGATGTAACAGAAAATCTGCTATCCTGTACGGGATTTGACAGTGATGATTTTTACTATTTAGGTTTCCTTTACTGACAGGTGACAATATGGCTGAAGTAGCTAGTGATGGCGCATATGTAGACATTGATAAAAATATAGTTGACGAAGCGGCGGCAGGATATGTTGGCGGAACTAACATAATTCTCTCTCAACTTGCTTCGCTTACAGGCATCGTGAGCACTACGAAGACTGAGTTCTCGGATAACACTGCAGCGATTCTCGAACTGCTCGATTCTCTTTTAGTTCCTCAAGAGTTGCTTGATAAGTTCGATGATTTTATGATCGACGATATTCAGAGTATTGATTTTCAGGAGCTTGTTGCTCCAGATCCTCCGTCACTTCCAGGGTTCGATGATGTAACATTTCCACTCGCACCTATTTTCAAACCAGTCCCTGACATTGACTTAGACTTCACAGCACCAACAAAGCCGACGGCGATTAACCCAGCACTTAATTACAGTACAGAGTCGTATGGTTCTGATATGTGGCTCGATCTTTTCACGAAGGTTAAGAACGGTGTTATAGGGATCGACCCTTCGATTGATGCTGGCACCGAGACCGCACTGTTTGATAGAGCGCGAGACAGACAAAGAATCCCAAGAGAGAAGGCACTCAGAGCCGCTACTACCGAGCTTACTGCACGAGGTGTCAAGTTCCCTCAACTGGCAGTCAGGTCTCTCCAGCAACGGGCTTTCTCCGAGGCGGCGCAGGAAGATACTAACCTGAACAGTGACATCTATATAAAGCAGTCAGATCTCGCAATTGATTATAAGAAGTTTATAATAGAAAAAGCTGTAGCAATCGAGCAAATTCTCAGAGAGTTCCATATAAATTACCACCGTCTTGACCTTGATGCAGCAATAGCTTCCGCTCAACTGATTGTAACCACATACGCTGAGAATATTAAATTATTCGTTGCTGAGTGGGAAGGGATTGTAAAGGAAAGAACATCAGCTATTGAAGGAATAAATGCCTTCATCGCACAGAATAGACTTCTTGGGGATGTGTTTGAGATACAGACTAAAGGAGCAATTGCTCAGACCGACCTTATATCTTCTGAGAGAAAAAGTCTGGTCGATGCGTATAAAACTGAAGGCGATGTGTACGAAGCAAAGGTCCGAGCCTTGGCATCGTGGTATGGGGCTTTGACGGAAAATCAAAAACTCCACCTTGAAAAATCACGATTAGAACTCGAAGCAATTGTCCAGGAAATCAGAGCTAAGCTCGATGGTGAAATTAGTTATAATAATCTAAAAGAAAAAATTCTCGAAGCACTCTCCAATGTCCTCGCTCAGATTATGGCGTCAGCAATGAATGCTATCAATACATCAGTCGGTCATAGCACCAGCTACACAGAGCAGCGCGGTGAGACTTGGAGCCATTCTGACAGCCTTAATGAGACAAGAAATATTTCTCAGTCAGGCCCGGATGTAGCTTCGTAATTGATAGTTTTGTATACCTATGTTACAATATGTTAGGTTAACATACTAGACTGGAGGTTTAAAGATGGCAGAACGAGCGAAAGTAAAAGATCCGAGCCTGTTTAGAATGATGGGGCAGGGTATTCGGAACTATATAACTGAGAATAAAGATACCATTAAAAAAGGTATAGAGGGTGGGATTAGCACCTTACCAGGGGTCGGTGCGTATAATGCCGCTACCGATTTTGTTACTGGGTTGTCAGGGCAAGGCACACCGCAAGCGCAAGCCACTCCGGCTCCGCAATCAAGACCAGTAAGTAGTTTTGGCCCAAACTCAGGGTACATACGAAACGAAGGAACGGGCGATGTCGTGGCGATGGTTAACGGTAAGATGGGTATGTATAATAAAGCTGGGGAGTCAATTGATGCTCCTACCAGAGGGTTCAGACAACTGAGCGGAGGCACCCCACCCACCGCAACACAGACAGGTCCGTACCAAGTCTCAGGATTAACTGGGGATGCACTCAGGCAGGAGCGGTTCAATAACCCAACCAGACCAGGAACACGAATGCGTTCTGGTGGAGGCGGTGCAGGAGATACGATCAGAGCCGAGTATTTCGCACGTAATCAAGAAAGATTAAAAACTGGTAGTGGAGACCCCGCACGAGATGCGCTCATTGAGCAGGCAACGAATAGCCCTATCGCTAAAGAACGCATCGCTGCTCAGCAGACCCTCGCAGCTATCGGGAATAATGAACGCTTAACACAAACTGATCTCGGTGTAACAGGACTTCGTGAACAAGGAGCCAACGCCAGGACTCAGATTACTGCAGATGTATCGAGAGAAGGCGATGTCGGAATCGCAGGACTCCGTGATGCTCAGACCAGACAGGCTAACGCAGCGGCGGAAGCCGGTCAGTTTTCCAAAGTAAAGATCGAAGTCCCCAGCGGAGAAGTAGACCCATTTACAAAAGAACCGATCATGACAACCAGAGAACTTCTCTACGATAGAACAACCGGAAGAACCATTGACCCATATCAGGAAATGGTCGGGAGAGGAAGTGGTTATTCTCAGGAAGATATGGCAGCGGCAAACAAATATTTTGGTGACAGAACAGATGTGACTAAGGCAGAACTTGATGCGTATCTAGCATCTCTCAGGGGGTAATTTATGCCTACAGTAAAAGAGTTAATGGAAGGTCAACCTGAATCAGGCACCGTTCAAGAATTAATGAGTCTCCCTCCGGCTACCCCCCAGCCGGGAGGACTGCGACGCCCTGGGCCGTCTCCTCCTTCGGGCGTCGCACCTTCTAATTCAGGTACTTTAGGTGATCTTGGCACTTCAGTCAAGAGAGGCGTCCAGCAACTCCCAGGAATTGTTACGGGTATTGCAGATATTTTACCAGCCCTCACCCATGGAGCCAGACCATTCTCAAGTATTGCTAAAGAGGTGGGCGAGTTCATAGGGTTCCGCCCCGGTAAATGGGCAGACGAAGCAGCTCAAGAGTATTCTCCAGGATACAGGCAGGCACAGAGTCAGCTTGAAGAAGCATGGAAAACGAAGTCGTTTAAAGAGATCGCCGGGAGTTATTTAGAAAATCCAGGATACGTTGCAAATATTGTAGCTGAGTCATTGCCGTCTACGTTCGCAGGAGGTTTTGCAGGTAGAGGACTTGCTATCGCTGGACGTACAGCCACCGCAGCAGAAGGCTGGTTACTCAAGGCGTTAGGTAAGAAAACAGGCACCGCCGTTGCAGCAGGTGCAGGAGAAGGGTTAGTCCAGGCAGGAGCCTCTATGTCTGAGGCAACTGGAAAAGACCAGAGGAAAAACGCAATAGCCGCTCTTGGGTCAGGTGTTGTTACTGGAACCATAGGCATCGGTGCAGGTAGACTCGCTCAGGAATTTGGTCTTGACACAGTTGAGACGTTGATAGCTAAGGGTTTCGACCGTTCAGTTAAGCAAGAATTATCGTTAGGAAAGAGGCTCGCAACAGCAGGAGCCAAGGCCGCAGGAGGCGCTGCATCGGAAGGATTACTGCAGGAGCTCCCTCAATCAGCCCAAGAAACCGTGTGGCAAAATTACGCTGATGGTAAGCCCCTATGGGAAGGCGTACCTCGCGCTGCAGTTGAAGGCGCTCTCGCAGGCTTTGTTATGGGCGCTGGAGCTAACTCTATGCCGGGCAGATCTCAAGATGCTGTAAACAAAACGCAAGGCGAGACAATCAAAAACCTCGTCCCTGATTCCGAACAGGTCATTGTCCAGAACGGCATGGCCGCGATCACCATTCAAGAACCAAACGGGCCGATCACTATCTCCGCGCCTGTCGATGAGATCGCTCAGCATATCGCAAGTGGCGAACCCATTCAGACTCTCCCTTCAGCACTTGAAGAGATCGAGGCTCAGAGGTTTGCTCACGAGGCGAGGATTTATAATCAGGAAAACAACCAACGACAGGCTGAAGAAGCTCTGCGCCAACAGGCAGCACAGCAGACTCAGAGGCTTAATGAGCAGTTTGATAAAAAAGTAAATACATACGATCCTGCCGTTCCTGTAAGTCGACCCGCAGAACGAGCAACGTTTCCTGGTTCTGTTGGTGAAGCAGTATCAGTACCAATAGAAGACGTCGAGGCTGCGGAGTTTGGTAAACAAGCACTTCGGGAGAACCAAGTACGGAACCAGCAAGGATTGAGAAGCGCAGCACGACCAGCAGCCCCCGAAACGGCAGAGACCCCCTATGTACCAGAACTTCCCCCAGACACCAGAACTACTGTAACAAATAAGGGAGGCGCTTTCGCATCTCCATCTGCGGTGATTGGCGCTGTTAATCGACAGAAACCTGAAGGGTTTTTTGAAGTTGTTCCTCAAGGAACTGGGTTTGTTGCAGAAAAAATTGAAGGTACTCCAGAGCCTGAACTGCTGAGAAAAAACGGTGAAGGGTTTTCAACCGAAGCTAACCTGCAGGCGATGGCGAAGAAGAAAAAAATCGACCTTACTGGGTTTACAGTAAAAGAAACTACCAAAGGATTTGTCGCTGTTCCTGATGCGAATGTGCAGGAGGTTAATGGCGTAAAGGTTCGGTATGATGGCGAAGGTACAGGGCTTCATTATTTCACAGCACTAGAAGGTCCGTCTAAAGGCGGTACGTTCACAACAGAAGTAAATACCCCAGAAGCTATTCAGTCGGCGCTTGAGAACCAAACGACGAGGTTCGAGGCACCGGCAGAGAGTGGCACACAACAAACCGCAGCACCGAAAATTGAAACAACTCTTGGTGAAGTTATTAAACAAGTCCAGCAAGACAAAGGGCTTACAGGCCAACTTGCCAAGTTTTTAGGACAGTTCATTAGTAAAAGTAAACTCGATATACAAGTAGTTATTGACCCAGCCGCCGCATCATCGAACTACACACCTAAGAACAACGTCATCACTATAAAAAGTGCTGAGAACTTAAAGACAAGTCTGCATGAGATTATCCACGGTGTAACCGTTCGTGAATTAAAGAACTCCAAAGAGATGCGAGCGCGTATAAATAAACTGATGGGCGCTGTTAAACAAAAGGCCATTAAGGAAGGGATAATTACCCCTGCCCAGATGGAGCAGATCGAGAGCATCAGCACATCGCGAGAGTTTAAAGAGTTGTTCTCCAGCGATATGGAGTACGGACGGGTTGCCTACGCCTTTCTTAACGAGGAAGAGTTTCTCGCGCAGGCGTTTTCATCCACTCAGTTCCAAAGCCTTTTGAAAGCCATATACATTAAACAAGGCAACGTCATTAAGCGAGCGTGGGATATTTTTATCGGAACAATCATGGCAGGTCTTGGTATCCGGGGAGAGAACACTGTCTTCGGGGAAGTACTAAAGATAACCGCAGAACTCGCACAACAGAATATCGCGGAGTCTGAAGCGGAACAAGCTACTGGATTTGCTGCACCGGATAGTACAAGCCGAGAGATAATAAACTTACCAGCGTTTAAGAAATGGTTTGGCGACAGTAAAGTTGTTGACGAGAATGGAAATCCTTTGGTGGTTTATCATGGTACAACAAAGGACTTCAGCGAGTTCAAGCCAAACTTCAGGCCGGAGGAACAACTCGGTTTTGGCATTCACTTTACAGAGGATGCGACTTTTGCTAACGAATATTCATCTAACGAGGATGTGAGAAGAAAAGGGAAAAACCCTTCAGTCTACCCTGCTTACTTAAAAGCGAAAAACCCTCTAAACGCAGATAGTATAGTTGATGAGGGTAGTAAAGAGTATCGACTTGCGTTTGCTCTCGCTGGGAAATCACGACCTCAACTGTTTATGAAGGGGTATGATCGGAACGGAAACCCGACTGGTGGGAGGCAGGTGTATTTACAGAACGCAATAGACTCCACCAGCGGGAAAAGAGCACAAAAGATAATTCAAGAAGCGGGCTACGACGCGGTTATTTATAACAGCAGACTGTCAGAAATTCCGGGGCCGGAGGGGTACATTTCGGGTGGGGTGAGAGAAGCTAAGTCTATCCTCGTTTTTGAACCAACCCAAATAAAATCAGTATTTAACACTAAGTGGGACGGGGCAGACCCGGACATTAACGAATCCTTCGAAGCCCTCAGCGACATCGCAGACCGCGCCATGGAGAACGGCACAGGTATCCTTACATCAGTGGCGAACATCCTCAAAGATCCGAAGGCAGGGCTGCATAACGCATACATTCAACACGCTCCGAAGTGGCTGTCTGTTACTCCGCTTAGAACATTAGTGCAGACGTTTGGCAAGACTATCCCGCAGATAGGTAAATTTTCTGAGTATCTGGATGAAGTCGTTTCTGTAAAAACAGATCTCGTTGACACCTCTGCAGTCAACCATGATAAAGCGAAAGAACTTGCTGAGCAGACAGTAGGAGTTAAGACATTCAACCGAGCCGCAGCCACAGCATCATATTACCAGATCACTCCATGGGCTGACATTATGGAGCAGGATTGGGTGCCTAAGACTGGTACTCGTGCTGAGAGACTGCGCGAGGCGGGGTTCAAATGGGCTAACTCAGGTATGAAGAAGTCCACCGGCAAAACATTTGTCGAAGCCTATAAAGAAACGAAGACAGCGTATAATGAATTAAAGACAGCAGAACTGAAACAGGCGTATGAAGACATAGTTGGGCATTTAGCAGCTATCAGAAATCGTGAGAGAAACAACTTACTTACTTATATAGAAAAAGTCTCGGCAAACGATCCTGAGCTAAATGCCAAACTCATGTCTCAGTTCAACGCTACGTTCAGTAACCTCAAGGGTGCCTACTGGCCTCTCGCTCGTGTAGGCGATTATATTATTGAGTACACCGATGGTGACGGAGATCGAGTTGTCCAGCACATTTCCTCAAGAAGGGAGCAGCAAGACCTCAAGCAAGCGCTTCTCGCAGACGGGATTGAAGAAGAATCTATCAAGGAAGATTTTAAATCGAAACAACCGCAAGGCTCGCTCGGCATTCCGCAAGAGCTTATGGCGCAATTGTCAGGCGCAGTTACGCAACAATATACAGCGGGGGTTGACCCGAACAATGAAGCGGCCATGGCCTCCGCAAGGGAACAGGCCCAGGAAGCAATCAACGACATGAACCAGATCTGGTTACGATGGCAGCCAGAAACTTCCGCATTAAAAAACTCAGTACGTAGGAAGAACGTTAAAGGCTGGTCGGAAGACATGCTGCGAAGTTATCTCGATTATGTACAGCACCACGCATCCTCTATCGCCTGGACCGAACAAGGCAAGAAGATCGAAGAGACTGTAAAATCTTTATCTGATGAGCTGACTGATGCAAGGCGTGGGGAAGAGACAACCGACATCACGATGAAGCGGCATATCCTGAATGATTTACGAAACCGTGTTCATGCACTACGTTCTGCCAAAGTAGGTAGACCAGCGAATATTTTAGGGCGTCTTGCGACGGGGTACTATATGACGTCTCCCTCTATCGCTCTTGTACAGATGAGTCAGTTGGGAGCGTTAACGTATCCGAAGCTCGCCACTATGTTTGGGGTTACTAAAGCTGCCAAGGCGTTAGCGAACGGGACACGGATGGCGTTCAGCACTGATTACACCCGAAAGGAAATGTTCGATGACCCAGTTGTAAATAATATTTTCGCTAATATTCGTGAAACAGTCAGTCAGGAGAACATGAATACTCCTCAAGCTAAGGACAAAGAACTTGGTGACAGGATGTACACTGATGCTGATATCTTAAAACAGATGCGAGGATTAAGTGAAAAGCAACGCAGGCTGCTCATTCTCAGAGAATCAATGGCTAGGAACCTTCTCGATATATCAGCGGCTCATGAGGCATATGAGCTTACTCAGGGTAAAGATCCAAATAGTTTAGGAGCCAAGGCGTTTAAGCTGGCGATGACACCGATGCGCCTGTCAGAACTCGCATCCCGTAAGACCGCGATCCTTGCGACTTTAGAGCTTGCTGATGGGAAGAATAAAAACTTCTTCGAAGCAATGGACGACATCAGTGATGTGGTTAACGACACGCTGTACTCGTATGCTAAAGAGAATAAAGGTGCTGCCCTGCAGGGTGGTATAAGTAGAGTCCTGCTCCAGTTCCAGCATTATAGAATCATGACAGCGGTTCGGTTGGGGTTGCTCCTCAACAACTCTCTTCGAGGGGAAACTGCAGAAGTAAAGAAAGAGGCCAGGAAAGAATTTATAGGGATCATGGGTATGACTGGGGCTATGGCTGGCTCCATGGGAGTTCCGTTTGCTGGCACAATGTTTGCAGCGCTTTCGCTTGTAATGGGAAGCGACGACGAGCCTGAAGATCCACGACTGGTTTACCAAAACTGGGTCCGGGAAAAGTTCGGCGAAGGGAAGATGAGCGACATCGTGCTTCATGGTCTACCCGCCGCAGCAGGAGTAAACCTTACCAGGAGAATTGGGTTGAGTGATTTGTACGGTATGCAGAATGATCCTCCTCCATGGCTCCACGGTGAAGAACTCGCCGCTTGGTGGGCAATGAGCATAATGGGTCCGGCATTCTCGGTTCCTGCTGGATGGGCTAAAGGGTATAACGAGGCGTTTAATAAAGGCAACTATATGCGTGGGCTTGAAGACGCGACCCCTAAACCAATACGTGATACACTGCGGGCGTATAGAATAATGAATGAGGGGTTAAAATCTAGGGCTGGTGTGAAATTAATGCCAGATGAGAGTATCACGGCTAGCGATATAGTCATGCTTTCTTTAGGGTTTTATCCAGAAGAGATCTCAAAAATACAAAATGCCCGTTCCAGTACTATGCGAATAAGTACCGCAATATCTGAGAGACGCGGAAAACTTATAACTCAAGCAGCAAAAGCCGTCCTTGATGGAGGAGAAAACCGAGAAGAGGCGTATCAGAGCATTCAAAAATTCAATTCTAAGATGCCTCGGTTTGTGATAAAGGGTAGCGACATTAAAGCAAAAGTAAGGGCCGTGATGCGCGGTGAGGCTGGCATCAAGACCCCAAGAGAACGAGCTGTTATAGATCAGTATGAGGTGCCTGTTTATTACTAGGCTCAACCATAGTATACTCTTCCCCGCAGGCGTTTCTAAGACTCGTTCCAAAAAGAGCCTGTAGTTCTTCTTCGCTTAGTTTGGCTTCTCGTGCTGGGACTTCTGAATAGTTGGGGTGTGCACACTCCGACCGGTTATGGTTGATGCACTCCGACCGGTTGTGGCTGATCCACTCCGACCGGTTGTGGTTGATTCCCTCACTTTCTTGTGCCGGGAGTTCTTCTCCCGTTACACTTACTGGGCGACCCCAAATCGTGTAAATGCGCCGCTCCACATTTTCAGGGGGCAATCTAGTACTATGAGACCGCTCCTCACTTTCCGGTTTACCTTTTAACAATAGCACCATCGCTGCAGCGTACACTATTGCTCCAAGGACATCCTCAACCGCTCGGTCAACGTCGTCACAATTCATAGCCTCACGAACTTTTTTTCGAATTTGGAAAACGTGACCCCCCAGCCCTACAGAAATTCCTTCTTTAATAATCTCCTGCTCAAGAAACGGTAGACCGTTAGCATGACATTTTTTTCCTTTACCATACTGTGCTTGGTTAAGTGCTTCGATTAATGTATCAGCCAACGGTTGATATCCTGGTTCTACTATCATTCCGGACATAGTTCTTCCTCCATAGGTTTATCTCTGTTTACCATTCTTAAAAACACTTTTAGGTCTTTTAATAATTCGATCTCTATCTCTCGTGCAAGGATAGCTTTCTGACACGACTCGGATGCGGCTGTCCATAATTCTCTGCTGATAAAATCGTGGAGGCACCCATCAGATCGACTGGTGTTCAGGTCTTTTATGAGGTCATGGATTTTTTGTTTGGGCATTTTCCTCACCCCTCCTTAGTAATCTTATGTATGCCGTTCTCAGCCAGTTGTTCAGCAAGAATTACTTTCTCAATAATCTCAGCGTTTAAGGCAGGAGCTGTTAAGTCTATCTCCCACACAGCCTGTTGTGCTCCTGATAAATACGTCCCTGCACCTAAGTTCCTCCTGCCGTTAGCATTCTTCAATACATTCCTATACTCTAGCTCTTTTTTCACTTCACCGTAGGCTCCCCAGCGTTTTGCCAGCCATGCCTTAAAGACAGCGCGGGAGATATACAGCCGTTTTGTATCGACCTCCATACGGTAAACGAGCGAGCCTCTGGGCTGTTCAACTATCACAGTATTCTGCCAACCGTTTACGACACCCGTGACAACAAGTCTTCCTGCAGCGTACTCGTCTAAGAACTGAGCAAGGACTCCTACTGAATCTTCTGCGAGTTCTTCTTTACTGTTGCGCATATCAAAAATTGTTTGTGCTGACCATTCAAGGGCTGGAGTCGGATCAAACTTTATTATCCCCAGACGATGAGCGATCAGCCCTCCAAGATAGTTCACAGCGGCAACCGCACTCCAGAACCTCTCCTCTCCCTTTGCTCCGATCTTCCCGTCAATCTTTTCTTTGGCTTGCTTAATAGCGACCTGCAGTTTGTCAGCGTTGGCAGTCAGGTGCCTGATATATTTCTCCCCAGCGTGACCGTAGTTCTCGTGGATTGTCCAGTACAGTTGTTCGGTGGCTTCCCCTTGAAATGCCTCGTGCCGTCCAATATGGTACTCAAAAACTCTGTTTATCTCAGCGCTGGCATCATGCTTGTTATCGGATAATCGCTCTACTACGGACGAGTTTGAGCTTGTTATGGCCAGTGTATTCCACCTGTTTGCATTTGCCTGTTCTACTGCCCGTTCGTTCAGTCTTGTTTTTTCTCTCCCCTGTGTTATCTGGAAGACCAGTTCAGAGAGATCTTTACCGTACATATTAGTGATCTCGTCTATAGTGAGGGGTAAGTTCCCGTACACCCCTAATCGTTTAACCAGCGAGTTCCTCGTGTCTCCCTGCAGCATGGTCAGACTGCTGTGGTATCCGTATACCGATTGTATGATAAGCTGGACGAGAGATTTACCAATACCCGATCTACCAACTAAAGAGAGTAACGCACCATCGTACCCGGTAAACTTCATGAGAGGTGCTCCGAAGGCGGACAATAATGCGAAAGCAAACGGCTCCATCCCAGGCTTACCGAATACTCTCGTGGCTTCGCTCCATGTATCAAGATCTCCAGACGTTCTGTATCCTTCAACGGCTGCAGGGACGTTCTTAGCGAGGCTTGCCTCTTCTACTGAGCCGTCAGCGTGGAATATTTTTTTACCCAGAACAAACATTGGTGTGCCGTTACGTGCTTCTTTCCACCCCATCTGGCACATGAGGTTTGACATTCTTCGCTTCCGCTGCAGTCTCACTTGATATGATTCGAGATACCCGACCATGAGATTTTTCTCCTTCTTGCCGACGATCTTTATATGGTTATCCGCGAGTGCCGTCATAAGAGTCCTGCCGTCGTTTACTAATGATGATCGTATTGTACACTCCATCTCCCCTTCATGGGGGAGCCTATGTTTGATTGTCATCACTTCGTAACCGAGGGACTCATCGTATGCCAGTCGCGCCACGTATAAATCCTGATCGTAAAATTTTACCCACCTGTCATCTTCTGACTTAAACAGCCCTTCTTCTGATCGTTTATACCCCTCCGGCGGTTCGCACTCTTCTTCATCTGTCTGGATAGCTACAGGGTCAGGACGGCCCAGCACAATAGGGCTTTTTATTTTTC